GCCGTGCTGGCGCAGGTTCTCGGTCTCAAGCGCTATTGTCCATGGCGGAATCAGGCATGTCAGCCTTGGAAGTGATAAAAGAGAGAGCGCCAGGCTTGCCGCCGACGCAGAGCCGCTTATAATTGCCTTTGATAATTCCATATATTACCTCGTCGCTGGCATCATCTGCACTATGGCCCCAGCCCTGGTGAACAGCTCGCTCATCGCAGAGGTGGTGCCACGGTATGCCATGTCCCGCACCTGGCCAGGCATCGGGTTGCCGTTCAGGGTGAAGTTCTGGCTTATGGTGATATTGGCCACGTTCCCGCCGCCTGCTCCCGTATGGAAAGCCCCTGCCACATCCTCAAGGTTCCTGAATGCAAGAAGCCAGTCATTGGAGTCTACCTTGGTTATTCCACCGTTAGGAGATATTATGCCGTCGCTGATTTTCTCCACTTTTCCATGAACTATTCTGTTCCACAGTCTGGCAGCGCCTGCTTTCTGTTCTGGGGCTTCATCTACCATCTGGTTATATTCTTTTATTATGTCATTAACCAGGTCCGAGGAGATCGCCTGCCGTAACATGTCTATCATGGCCTGCGCCTCGCCAGGAGTCTTGAACAGGTCCGCAGCAGCCTTGGCCGCAGCATCAGGGCCGTTACCATACGATCTGCTGAACTCATTACGCATCGCCATCGCCTCTTCAGCAGAAAGCTCTACCGCATTCGGCTTATATCCTATGGTGTGCTCCCATATCCACTTGGCCGATTCCTTGGCAATCACCCAGGCGTCCTGCATTGTTTCCCATATAGTAGTCCACGTGGAAGAATTGAAGAATTCAAATATCTTTGTCACCACCTCATCAGCTTTGTCGAATGCATCCCTTATTCCTTTCTCGATTGCGGGCTTGTTCTTTGCAAGCCAGCCGTTGATCGCCTCGGTTCCTGGCTCCAGCCACTTCTCGGACATCTGGCCGAACACCAGAGTCCACAGGCTGGTGGCGGTGGTCTTTACTGTCTGGAACTGCTTGTCCAGCATGTCCAGGCTCTCGGTCTCTTTCTCGGTGTTAAAAATATGCGCATCGGCGTAGGCCAGCATGCCCTGCACCGTATCAAGACCCAGCTTGGCCGCATTCGGTGTGAGCATTTTCCTGAACAGATCAGCTGTGGAAGCGCCCATTATGTCCTTGACATAGCCAGCCGCCTCCTGGGCGTCCATCTTGCCTTCCTTGACAAGCCCCAGGGCTCTCTCGAGGACAGCCTGCGTCCTTTCCATGTCGCCCATGTTGCGGAATGTGTCAAAGTCAAGACCGAACTGTGCAGCGGAAGTACCGAGCCCTGCATCCCATTGGCCCCTGTTGATCCGCTTCATTTTGTCGTCAAGGTTTATCGCATCGTCAACGACACCCTTGAAATTGGCACGGAGCACCGTCGAGGAAGCCTCCCACTTGCGGAGCTCCTGCACACCCTCGCCCAGCTTGTTGGCCATGAGGTAAACTTCTGAAGCATTCTGTACTGTTGCTTTGATTGTAAAGCCGACACCTATGATTGCGGCGGCGGTCTTAAATGTGTTGACCAGGCCGTTGATCGCCTCTCCAGCCCGTGCGAACGAGCCCCTGTCGGTGTCTATTCCGAGCGAATACCAGAAACCGCCCAAGTTATCGTTTCTTGCCATCAGTCCTCGCTATATATCCTGGTCACGTCATTCTCTATTGACATCATATGGAGCCCGTCACAAAGGTCCAGCCAGTCCAGCGGCGCCCTGCCGTAGCACTTGCAGAACTGATAGAAGAACCATAGGCACATCTGGCCTCCAGCTCTCCTTTTGATCAGGCTCTGGGCATTTATGTCCTTTACTTCTCCAGCGCTCCGTTGCCCCTCGAAGGCCGCAGATATTTTTTTAACAGGTAGCCCTGCACCGCATCAGCAATCGCTATGAGCGCAGCTGGCTCTTTCTCGAACAGCGGGATTCCCTCCAGGCCCGCATCAGCGCTTCCAAGGCAGAAACTCTCCTTGTCGCCGTTAGGGCAGGTCACCGTCACGTTCTTGCCAGCCAGACATATCTTGGCCAGCTTCACCTGCTTCTCAAAGGACATGGGCTCCTGGATCATTCTGCAGATCTCCATGACGCTGGCGGTGTTCATTCCGTCAGGCACCTCAATCTTGAAACGGTCCAGGTAGCTCTTTCCGCTTTTCTCGCTGTCCTCCATCATCAGGGACAGCGCTTCCATCCTGTCGGTCCTTGTTAATTCCATGCTCTCCTCCGTGCTTTCCCCTCAATCACATATGAACCACATTCCCGTAGGCCCATACCACCTGATAGTCAGGCGCATCGTTTCCGCTTATAAGAAGCGGCGGTGCCTGCTGCACGGTGCATGGTGCGAATGTGTAGCCGTCTGTGGCCCCGTTGAGCTCCTGGGTAATGCGGAGCACGCCACCGACAGAGTCGCCCACGGTCCGCAGGAAATTTGCGATTGTGGTCATGTCGCCATTCTGGCCAGTCTTTGTCACATTGAATGTGATTGTTCCAGAATTGTTATTGTTGGTAATAATAATGCTTCCGCCGTTGGTCAGCGCCACGATCTTGGAACTCGGAAGGAGCTGCTGTGCTGACACAGGCTGGCCCTCCAGCTTGAAACCTTTTATTGTGGTAGGAATACCGCCGTTCCAGAGCGGGTGTATCAGGGTGACAGTAAACTGTCCAGCCGCTACTACTGTATGATCCATAGCTCTCTCTCCTTATCTGGTAGGTGTGGTCACATAAAGTGTGCCATATACTGTTACTTCACGCACGCCGTCAATATAGGTTGCATGCCATGCATTTGTGATCACGAATGTGTCACCGCTTCTCGGCAGGTCCCTGAATGCAGGTGCTGTGATCTCGAAGTCTGCCAGCCGCCCGAAGTCCACTCCTGTGAAAGGTGTCACCTCGTCAGAGAGAATACCAAGGATGCCCTGGTAGGTCTCGTTTGATCTAAAGGTGTTCATCTGGGTAATATACTGTGCCACCCGTACCTTGCAGCGGAACTCGATGTAGCTCTTCACCCAATTGGCCCCGCAGAGCTCGCCCTTAAGGGTCATGCTTCCCTCGGTCACCACGTTGCCAGAGCCAATACCGTCGTCCCAGGTGTTGTAGCCGATCTTCTGTGCGTCAAGGGCTGCCCACTCGGAAGCGGTCAGGTTGTCGCCGTCGGTTCCTGAAGCCTTGATTGTGTCGAATGCCACGTTGTCAATGCTGTTACCCACAGGTGTTCCAGTCGCATTGATCGCAGAAAGTGTGCGGCCAAGCTGGGCCAGCGCTGGGTTAATGGTCTGGTCTGGGTTGTAGATAACTCTGGAATTGGAGCCAGCGGAATTAAGGGCGGAAATCAGGGTACTTGAGCTTGTCAGCACATTGCTGTCCCATGTTCCGATCCAATGCTGTGAATAAAGGGGCTCTGCCAGGCACAGGGTGGAAAGTGTGACCTGCGCTGCGCTGTAGTCTGTGTCTGCGCATACGGCCATCTTGAAATATCCCCAGGTCTTGAAGAGCTCGAACACCTTGGTCATTGTAAGGGTGCTTTCGTCTGGCTCCGCATCGTCATCGTATACTGCCACGCCGATAACGGCAGAGGCTGCTTTCTTGAAGAACGGAACAAGCCAGCTGTTAAGCCGTCCGCCTGTAAGGCTCACATATGTTGAGCTTTTTACCTCATAGAGCTTTCCTGCTTCCACAGAGATCACGCCTGGAAGGTATGTCTCTGCAAGGCTCACAGGAATGAATATCACCGTGCGTGAATAATTCTCTCCCGCAATCGGGACCACCACGGTCTCAATCGGGAACTGCACATTTTTCTGGGCAATGCTGCCCTGGAACTGTTCAGCCATGTATTATCTCCTTTTTAATATATAGTCACCTTGTCGGTGGCAAGGTGTGTATTGTGCCTGTTATATCGGCGCCTGTGATCAGGCCCTGGCTGGTGTCCAGCTCCTGCACCCAATGCACCTTTATCGAGGTGTTCCAGGACAGCACGTTGTTGGCCCCGTCCTGGTAGAATGATGCGCTCCGTGCGTCCATGTCGGTGTACATCACCGCTCCCTGCACCGTCGCAAATGCAGCGGCCACGTCCACCCTGTGCGGCCAGAGCGCCACGCTCTGCGCAATCGTCTCTGCCTGGGGCCCCACGAACTGCAGGTCAATGGTTGCGATCTTGTCCACCATGGCCCTGTTCACAGGCTGCTGTCCGCTTTCCCCTTTGCTGAAGTATGGAGCGGTCACAGGCTTGTTGCTCCTGATAACATATGCGCACCAGGTGTCAGGCTTCGTCAGGGCCTCCTGGGGATTCCACCAGTTCCCCTGCTTCGGCACGATATAAGCCTCGTTGACCTTCAGGCTGTTAGAAAGAATTTGTGCCAATATTCCACGTAGTGTTGTCTGGTTCAGGTCCATTATTGCCCACCACCTTTTCCATCGAGTATCGGACGAAACCGCCCTGCCTCATCCAGTCGTTGGAGCGGACCAGCCTGTAGGTGGTCCCGCCATATGTCATGAAGTACTCGTCAAGCTCTGCATTCGGAGTCCACAGCTCCATGCCAGCCACCTTCACCAGGTTGCCGTTTGCATCCTTGATCCCGTCCCCTGTCGTGTTCTGAATAATTCCAGATATTGTAAGAGAGGAATTCGCCACCGAGCTCCAGCCGCCGCCTTGCTTCGGAGTCATTCTGAACACCGTCAGGCTGTGCTCCATCTGCTCTGGGAATGCCAGGAGCATGTCCCCGTATATTCCGCTCATGACATCACCTTCCCGTTCTGCACCTTAAGGTAGCGCAGGCTGTTTATCATATTTGCTCCGTCCACCAGCGGTGTGTCGCTTCCTTTCAAATATATTGTGAGCGGCGCATTCGGAACCTGGTCCCCGTAGTAACCGCCCAGCACCATTTCCTGTATTCTGCCCACAGCCAGGGTACCTATCTTGTCAAGGTTTGCCTTTCCCGTGGTCTTGAGTCTCTCCAGCTCCTTGGCCAGCTCCTTGCGGAGCTCCTCCTGGTTCTCGTTCAGGCCGTCCTCCAGGAATGGACGTGCGGGAATATCTGCGGTACCATAGTGCAGCTTTTCTGCCAGCTCGGCCAGATCTCCTCCCTGCCTGGTGCCCGTGGTGCGCTCACCTGTCTCGGGGTTTACTTCGTGCGTGGTCTCGACATGAGCCAGCCCGCTCGGAAATCCCACCAGCACCATTATGTCTGAATTAACCATGGCCTGCCGCAGCCTTTCCATGTGGTTCTCCACACGGGTCTGCAGTCTGCTCTTAAGCATAGAGCCCGAACCTCTCGGGTGCGCTCTGTATCATCATGAGCGCCTTCTGCCCGAACATGTTACTGTTGAGCTGCGCAATGCCCTCCTGGGCGTCCATGTTCGCATAGGAAAGGCTGGTGCCCCCTATGCTCTTACTGGTCACCGCCATGCCGCCGTTGCCGATCACACCGACAGCGGCGCCTGGGTTGGTGTCAAGCAGGTACCAGGCTACCAGCAGGTTAAGGCAGAGCTCACGCTTCTGTGTGCGTATCGGCTCTGCCAGTACTCCCCACAGTTCCTGGACACCGCTGAACATGACCACCACGATGTCGTATGCGTCCCCGATCTGTGTGTCTGTCAGCGTGGGGAAGTTTGCAGCATATTTGAAGTCGCTCCTGGTCATGTCAATCTCCTTTTATTTTTTCTTTGAAGCAGGCTTCTTTGCGGGAGCCTTTGCTGGTTTCTCTTCTGCCAGCTTCTCCTCTGACATTGTCACCTGCACCTCGTCCTTTCTTGCAGCCTTTGCCTCAAGCTCTGCGATCCGTGCCTTAAGTGCCGCATTCTCTTCTGCCAGGGTAGCATTCTGGGCCTTTGCCTTCTTGGCCTCGCTCTTGGCCTCGTTGATCCGTGTGGCCTCTGGCTTTGCGCTTTCTGGCATGTAATCCAGAACTCTGTACTTTCTGCGGTCCACCAGGCTCCTGAACATCGGTTCCCGCCGCATCAGGGTCCTGTGCTCCTCGTCTGTGATCTCCACCACGTTTCTCATCGGGCCGTCCGCATCCTTTGCAGGAAAGCTCTTTCCGATACTGGAAAAGGTCACAACATAATTATAAAAACTCTGTACGTACTTCACTTTTTTCTCCTTTTTTAATCCCTAAATAAAGCCAGGGTCGGCTTGCGCCGTTGCCCTGGTAGAGGAGGATTAAGCCATCAGCTGATTGTGTAGGCTGCTGTCAGAACGTCTGAATTAGCGTAGCCGTACTTAACTGCAATTGCCTTGATGGTTGTTGTTGCGCTTACTGTGATTGCGCTCTCATACTTGGTGCCAGTCTCTGCTGTAGGTGTGTCACCGTTGGTTGTGTAGTAGATTGTCGCACCCTCTGGGCCAGACAGGGTCACAGACTGTGCCGCATTGTAGCTTCCTGCTGTAGGTGAAGCTGTAGGTGTGTCAAGTTTTGCAAGAGGTGCAGTTCCGAATCCTGCGTAAACCTTGACAGCTGCTGCTACAGGTGCGAACACACCTGCAAATCTGCGCAGGGTCGCATGCTGCTGGTCGTAGCCGTTTGGATTAACAGGGTACACAAAGTTCTCAAGTGGAACACCCAGGAGAACCAGGTCCTGCTTCTCGTCGTTAGGGCCAGCACCGATCTCTGGAGCTGTGATAACAAGTCTGTCGCAGCCGTCGGAGAACATTCCTGCCTCAAGCAGAGGATCGGCAAAGAACTCAACAAGAGGTTTCTTGCCGTCCTTGGTTACGCCAGCGATGAAGTTCTCGTCAAAGATTGCCATGGTGCTCTTTGGATTATACACGTCGCTGTATGCTGTGGAAGCGAATGTGTTAAATGTCTGTGGGGCCATTGCGCACTTTACAATATCAAACTTGTTGTGTGCGGTGTCCATGAAGCTCTTGATAACTCCAGCCAGCATCTTGTACATTGTGCTTCCCTTTGCTGCGTCGCTTGCATCGCCTGCAACATAGTCCAGGGTATGTCCAGCCCAGGTTGTCACACCAGAAACGTCGAAGAGGCCAGGGGTTCCAGTCTCGTCGTTTCCATTATAGGTCAGGTAGTCTGTTGCAATGTCGATGGCATACTGCGCATAGCGCTGCTTCTCGGCCATAAGGCTTCCTGCGAATGGTGAGCCGTTTCCGTCTGTAGCTCTCTGGATTTCCTCAATTGTGAGATTGAAGAACACCTTGATGTTAATGATTGGATTGGTCATCATGCCGCCCTGAACATTAACATTCTTCTTCAGGTTTGCTGCTACTGTGCCAGCGCCACCTGCGATTGCTGCCCAGCCAGAGTATGCTGCAAGTGCAAGGTTCTGAACCTCACCCCATGGGTTGGTTGCGCCTTTTCTCTTCACGAGGTCCCGTGCGTGGGAGTACAGAAGAGGCTGGCGGTAAATCTCTGGGAAGAAGGAAGCATTCCATGGTGAAATGGTCTGCATTGCGATCAGCTCGCCAGAGTCAGCTGTCAGCTTGAGGCCGCTTTCCCGAACAAGCATGTCGTACTTGCCTGTGGTCCTGTTGTATACAGGTCTGATTGCCACAGAGGAAGGGTCCTTTTTATACATGGCGTCAAGTCTTGCGGTCTTGCCCACCATATTTCCTACCATTGCATGGTCGCCTACGAATGTAGGTGCCTGCATTGCGCCTGCAGGAATTCCAAACTTCGGGTCTGATGCCAGGCCGATCTGCATTGTTGCGTCGGACAGGATGTCAGACATTCTGCTGGAGCCTGCTACAAGGTGCTCCATCACGGAGCCGAGCTTCTTAAAGCCCTTACCAGTTTCAATAATCATACTGTTCTCTCCTTACTCGATATAGATGAGCACGCCGTTGGCATCATCCACAGTTCTTATGGAAGCATTGGTCAGCTGTGTCCAGTTAGCTGGAACGTCTGTGCCAGAAGCTGCAATAAACTCGATCTCGCCTGTTGCGTTCTTATAAATAACCTTTCCACCGATCACAGGGTCGATTGCGCCTGTGGCTGTCTTTCCCCATTTGCCGAGGTAGAAGAAGCCGTGGTTGATTGCTGCACATGGAAGTCCTGGCAGGTATCCTGTCGGGTGTGCAATAGCGTTCTGTGCCACCGCATCGTCAAATACGCACACGCCACGTACTACGTTTCCGTCAGGTAATCCTGGCTCGAACATATCTGGTGTGTCTGGGTCTGCTGATACCACTACGCCAAACTTCAGAAGACCTGTTACTGTCGGGTCTACGACGCCAGGCATCTTGAGGTATCCTTCCTGCATGGGCACAGCCTGTGCCTGCACTTCAATCTGGCCTTTCAGGCCGATCTGCAAGTTAAGATTAGAGTCCATTTCTCTCTCCTTTTATAAATTTCATAAGGTCGTCCAGCCCGCCGTTAGCCTTTGGTGCGGCCTTTCCTCCGCCCAGGGTAATGCCTGGCATGCCGTGGTCCTTAACTCCACATTCATCCTCTGCCTCGGATTCCTCCTCGACAGTCTCTTTCTCCTCTACCTCTTCTTCAGGAGCCTCGGCATCCTCTGCCATGCGCTTCTTTATGAACTGGTAGATCTCCTCCAGGGAGTACTCTGGATCAGGGTCAGCATCTTTGATTTCCTCTTCCAGTTTCTCCTCTTCCTTGACCTCTTCGCCTGTGTCCTCGGCCTTGATCTCCTCTTCTGTCTCGATCTCGCCGCCCTCTGGCGCAGGCTCTTCGGCCTTGACCTCCACCTCTTCCTCTACCTTCTCTTCAGCAGGCTCGATTCCGAGGTCGCCTTCCATGGCGTCCTTGTCCAGCTTCTCAAAAAGGTCAGCCACAGCCTTGCTTGCCTCCATGGCAACATCTGCATCCTGCTCCTTAATTGATTTGAAGTCCTCGAGGTATCTTTTCAGCTTCTCCTTCTCCTCGCCGTCTGGCAGGTCCTCTGTCATGGCCAGGAGCTCTGTGACACGCTCGGCCACAGCTCCTTCATCCAGGGTGTCCTTCTCCTCGACGAGCGCTTTGATCTTGTCTCTGAATGCGCCCATGTCGGTGTCCTGGGTAAGGGAGAGCTTTTTCCTCATGGTTCTAAACAGTCCTGTTATAAGTCCCATTCTCGTTCTCCTTTCTTTTATAGTCAGATTTCTCTGTTCCTGATTAAATCGTAGGTCAGCGGGTTCTTCACGATCTCAAAAATGCTCGCTGTCCTGGTGTCGGCAATTAACTCAAAAATTGTCTTGACATTTTCTTTTTTACATGTGACTATATCTGTAGGGCTTCCTGTGGACGGCTTATTCTCTGGGGTAAGTGTACCGTCATCATTGACCATCCACCGTAGGGAAGCCTTATTTAATTCGTCCAGTTCAAGTGAATAAATCCTGCGGCCATGTTCAATTGTCTCTTTTGCAGTTATTAGCGCATCATAATTTGTACCGTCCTTTAAGGTGTCCTGGGCTACAAACCTTTTTATTGTGACATTCGGTGCGCCATTTTTATCAGCGTGAGATCTTATAAGCCTGGCTTTTTTATATAAGCCCGCTATTTTTTCCACGGCCTCAAAGTGCTGCTCTGCCGTAAATCCATTGTCAATAGATTTCTTTAAAGCAGGACCGCTTATCATCTTGTTAAGGCCTGTAGAGGATATTCGGGCTGGCACGCCTGTGGCGTCATTGGGTAAATCCTTGTTAAGAATGGGCTGCAGGTTTTTTTCCACATTATCACGGGTTTTTTTATTGCTATTGCCCTTTGATCCAGTTTCTTTTTTTACGTGATTTTTGCTTGCATTATCATTACCGTAAGGTGCACCGTCCTTGGCCTGGGCCTTTATCTCGTCAAAGATCGTAAAGCGCTTGTCCAGCACCACGGCGTCAGCACCGCCACGGCCTGCGGGAAGCAGCGCCAGGTGGTTCACCGTCTTGATCTCTTTCATGACCACATCGTAGTCCTGGCCGTCAGGAGCGGTCCCCTGCTGCCATGCAAACTCGGCCATGTAGCCTGGTGAGAGCTGCACCTCGCCACGTGAGTATGCGTCAAGGGCCTCGTCGTCATATATCATCATGGTGGACCTTATCCCCACCTCGTCCTTGCCCTCGATCCAGTCCACCCAGGGTGTCTCGCCTGTGTAGCCCATCACATATTTCTGGAAGTTCTCTCCGTTCACGGCCACGTTCGGGTGGTGGTGGGTGAGCGGCAGCATCTTGAACTTATCCTTTGCCGCAGCCAGGACAGTCGCTGGGCGGTACACCTTATACACCTGCTTGTCCTTCACCCAATCAGGTGCGCCCTGGCCAGGAAGCGGCAGGTGCAGCATGGGGAACACCTCCTCCCGTGCGTAGTCATAAACTCCGCTCACAGCGATCCGTATATTTTTCAATTCTGCCATGTCACATCTCCCTGAATATCCAGTCACCGCCAAGGCCACCCGCCTCGGTGTACTTCCATATCATCAGCGCCCGCTTAAGGCTGTACACCTTGTCAGCCCTGGTCGCTGGGCTCTTTACGTCCTCAATCACCTTCCTGCCTTCCTGCTGGTAGGTGAAGTCTGCTATATAATGCCTCGCTCTGCTGGCGCCGCACTTCGGCACGATCTCGAACCGAACCTGCCTCTGCAGGTCCTGGATCAGTCCCGCCTTCTCCAGCATGCATAGCTCCGCATACCGCTGGGCCTCCTTTTTGCTGTCAAAGGTTATGCCGTCAACCTCGGTCTTACGGTTTCCGTACTTGTTCCTGCGCCACGGCCAGCCAGTCAAAGTCTTTCTATCTCCTCGTATATCAGCTCCTCCTGGGTGGTCGCCTTCTCGTGGTCCTTTATGGAGAGCCCTGCACGCCGTGTCCCAAGCTGCACGTGCTGGCCTGGTATCGTCAGCCACGGCACCAGGTCGGGCACTATGTCGTTGTGGTAGCAGGTGCACAGGATATTCTGGCGGGGAATGAATATTTCACAAATCTCCCTCCAGTCCTGGTCGCACATGTGCGGCGGCTCGATTGCCCCCACCAGCATATGGGTCCTGTACCCAGGAACCATGCCGTATATGTCCTCGGCAATCATTATGGCCTCGGCTGCACCTTTGCTCCTGCCTGATATAATCAGCCCCTTGCACATCGCCTCCTCCATGTGCGGGTCCTCCAGATAGTCCAGGAACTCGGCCCTGTACTTCTCCCACTCCGCATGGTAGCCTTTGTGCAGGCCGTCCTTGTCGGCCCAGGAAACAATATTTATAAGCCAGTCCCGCCAGCCCTTTGACGGCTTCAGGTTTATCGTGGCCCAGCCCTTGCAGGGAGCCTTGTTATAAATGCCGAACTGCACGTCAATCGTGCCGTTGAAGCTCGCCTTGAGGACCTTGTCAATATTGTTGTTGAATGCCACGTCTGTTATGATCCGCAGCTTTTCCTTCTGGGTCATCTTGTCAGGTAATAACCTCCAGCAATCCCTGCCGCACCGCCGATCAGAGCCCCGATACAGAAAGCCTTAACCTTTCCCCATCGGCTCTGTCTTTTTTCCTGCTTTAAGGATTTCTCTAACTGCTGCAGCGTGTCCTTCTGCCCGTTCAATATTTCCTGCGATCTCGTCAGAGAGCTCTGAACTTCGGTCAATTCGTTTCTCGCCTTCTGCAATTCGCTCCTGGCCTCGGTCAGCTGCTCCTTCTGCTCGCTCAAGTTCTCCTTGGCACTCTTCAGCTCCTTCTCGAGCCCGTTCAAGTGCTGATTCAGCGCTGTCACCTGCTCGTCCGTGTAGACCACGTCGGCCCAGGAGCAGCAGCACGGCAGCAACAGCCAGACCGCCAAGCACAGCCATAAAATTCTTAATTTTTCCCCACACATCACTCCTCCTTCTTCTCAATCCTGGCCACGAACTTGTCCATGACAAGATTGAAGTACACAGGGCTGAACACCGCTGCTATGCAGAGCCCGCTCACCACGATCTCACGCACAGTAGGCACGCCCTTCAGGAACCTGTATGCTGACCACGCCGCAATCCACACAGCCCCTATGAGCTGCGCAGATAAAGACAAGCCCTTTGCTCTCATGCCGCACCTCCCTGGGCTGGCCGCAGGATTCCCAGCGCTCCCTTAAGGCTGCGCATGGCAAGCTCGCACCCGCCCTGGCTTATTCCGTTCTGCTGGATCACCAGCGCCTTGTCGTTCTCAACGGCCAGGATAATGGAAACATGACCCCACTTGTTTGTCGGGGTCGCATCCTCAATAAGCACGTCACCGAGCCGAGCCTGCATGGCATTCAGCCTGATGAAGAATTCCTTTTCCCTGTTAGAGCTGAACCGCTCCCAGAGCTCCTTGGCCCCGTCCACCGATCCAGTATGCGGGCAGCCCACCACGTCCTGGCAGTACTGCCTGAACAGATCCACGCATTGAGCCCCGTAGGCCTTGTCAAAGTCCACGGCCCTGCCGTTGTACTTTACTGCGAATTCACAGACGGTCATCTGCCAGCCTCCCAGCAGTCCAGCCTGCGCTCAATGATATTGCTGTAGTTCATCATGGCCCAGAGCTGCGCATGTAAAAGGTCAGGGTGCTCGATCTCGCTCTCGTCATGCTCCATAAGGAACTTGTCCAGCAGGTGCATGCGTGCAGCCAGCTCATCACGCTCCTTCTCCAGCCGCTCCACCCATTCAGGTCTATTCATTCTGCCCCTCCAGGTCGTCTATGCGGTGATTGGCCACTTTTATCTTTTCCTCAAGGATCGCACTCCGCTCCTCGAGCTGGTAGGTGCGCTCAATAAGATTGTTGTGCTTATCCACCTTCTTCTCCAGCTCCGCCAGCCTGTACTCCTGCACGGCCTGCGCCTTACGGTTACTAAAATATGCGCCAGCCAGAGCCCCAGCAAAGCCTAATGCTGCAATAATTATGTTCGTCACGTGGTCCACCATCATCTGCTTATATAGTCAGTCCTCATAGTCCACGGGCACCAGGCCGCACCTGCAGTTCCAGTCGTCCTTCTCGGCGGGAATGGCGTCAATAGGGAACACCTTTCCGTTCAGCGCCGCATGGCTGGCCCGAACACGGCTGTCGTTGCACGTCATCCACCTGACGGTCCGCACCCCAGCCGCCTTGTAGGTCGCCAGGGTCAGCGCCTTGTTGAACCTGGCCATCTGATCCCGTGCGAAGAAGCGGGCCTTCACGTTCCCAAGCCTGCCCAGGGTGTTGACCACATCTGGCAGGGAGAACGTGTCGCTTTTGCCGTTCACATAGTCCTGGAGCCCCTGCAGGAACTGCTGCTTCAGGTCGTATGCATACCAGTCCAGCCTGTGCTTTGATTGCTCCAGGTACTCGTTCATCACCGCAGCGATCTGCTCCGTGAACAGGAGCCGCTTGTCAATGCTGAATGCCGACATCCTGCCCTTGAGCGCCACGCCTGCGTCACGCAGGAACTTCTTGTAGAAGTCGCTGGTGTCGCTGGCCAGCACGTCCTCAAGGTACTGCCGCACCACCTCGGGCTCGAACTCGCTCTCCTCGGTGACCCACTTTGCCTGGAGCACCGCAGCGATCTGCCCGATTGTGTCCTTGTCCAGGATTGCTGTGCGGCCAAGGCCCTCCTTTCCAGTTCCCCTCCCAGGGTCGCCAGGTGCACGCCTGGCATCAGAAGTCAGCACCTCTCCAGCCTGCGCCTTTCTCACACGCTCGGCCTCCGCCTTAAACTCCTTGACCAGGGCCACGATCTTCTCCTTGAAGCCCGCTTTAAGCCTTCGGATTATACGGTCCTCCAATGCGAACGGCGGACGGGGTATTCCCAGCCTCGCCATGCGCAGGAAGCCCTGCCGTGTCCTTGGTCCGTATATATACCCGCCTACACGGGTTACTTCTTTATTCGATTCCATACTTCAAATAAGCGTATGTGGTATCCAGGACGGGCGCTATCTTGTAGAGCTCGTCGTCGCTCGGGTAGCTTGTCGGAAGCCCCGTCATCCAGGTCGCCACAGGAATGCCAGCCGCAGCGGCCAGCTCGTTCCAGGTCATGCCATGCTCCGCCTTTAATATGAGTATCCGCTTGTATACTCCTGTCATTGCACGCCTCCCTCTGGGCCCAGGTTAGCCTGGATGTCGTCCCACATGTTCTGATCAAATCCGCCCGCACCCTCCTGCGGCTCTGCGGAAAGCCTGTCCATCAGCTTGGCGTCTATATCCACGCTCGGCACGCACTTGTGCGCCAGGTCCATTGCGGCGTCCATAGGCACGCCCAGGCTCACCATCTGCGCCAGGATCGTAGTGAAGTTCTGGCCAAGCTGCGCCTTGTCCTGGTCGGAGAGCACCACGCCCGAGTCGGGCTTTATGGTCACCTGGTCGGCATACTTGGCCTGCTCGCTGTTCTTGCCGAAGCAGGAGTACACCAGGAGCCTTATGCATGGCTGCATCGCAGGTGCCACGTTGTTGAACAGGTTACGGGTCATCTCGCTCTGCTTCAGGGTCACATCCTCGTGGTTGTCGCTGGCAAGGCCCGAAGCCTTCTCCTGGAATATCACGCTCTCGGCCAGGCCGCACCCTGCGCTTATGGCAAGCCGTGCCTCCCCGATCAGCTGCTGGAATCCCGAGTAGGTCCGCTCCAGAATTTTTATTTCTCCCACCGAATTAAATGCCTTCGGATGGAGCATGCTCCACTCCCGCATCTGCTGCTCGTTCAATTTGAACAGGTCCTTTGCGGCCTCTGGACCGTTCTCCAGGATCAGGCCGTCTGCTGGGATGTGGTGGTACATAAGGGAGCATTGCTGCGCCATTATCGGCAGGCTCTGCTTCATGATCTGATAACTCTCGTAATCCTTCACCCAGCCCTCGAAGTCGGATGTGGACCAGCCGAGCTGCTGGATCGCTCCCCAGAACGGCAGCTTCTTTGGCCGCACCATGGCCACACGCTCGGTGCTGACCTTCACGCCGCCCAGCGGTACGAATATCGTCCGTGCGTACAGATAATCCTTTGCGGTGATATTGTAGTCAGGTACGAACACCACGGACCAGCGGTCAGCGGTCACCCACCACCTGATGAAGTCCTTTTCTCCTGGCAGGGTCGCCAGCAGGTCGTGCATGTTCTGGTCGCTGTTGAGCGGGGTGTCGCCCTTCAGGACAGGGTATGTCACCGCACCGCCGTATATCAGCGCCTGGGTCACCACCTCCCTATATGCCTTGTTGAAGCCCACCTTCTCGGCGTACTCCTCCAGCTTCAAAAGATCGTCTGGACTCATCATGCCGCACTCGAACTTCACCCCGTCAAGGGATATTGTGCCAGCCTTCTTGTCAATGATCCGCATGGGGATTCCGCCCGAGGTATAATATGCGGTGGCCTCCTGCGGGGTAAGGCTCACGGGCGTGAAAGCGATTGTCGCCATGCCTGGGTCGATAATGGTGCCGATTCCCGACACGGGGTTAAGGTACCCGTCCTTGGTCAGCTCCTTGCCGTACTTGATCAGGCTGTCCATCTTGCCCTGGATGTCCAGCTTCAGGCCGTCCTTCATGTCGTCCAGGCTGCAGCACTCTGGCCGTGAGTCCTTGACCAGGCTCCACAGGTCGTCCCTTATGCTGTCCACGTCGGATGCGTCAAGCACCAGCTCGCCTGTGCACCCTGCACCGTCTGCGGTGAGCCCTGCCTGGTTCTCCCTGTCGGCCAGGAGCGCAAATATCTTTTTATATTGCTCGTTGCTTTCAGTCTGCACCAGCTCCGAGAATGTCTTTGTCATGGGTTTAGTCTTTTTTGTAGCCATCTTTCCTTACCGCCTCCCTTGAAAGCTGGCGCAGCTCCCTGAATGCGCTGTCGCTCATCACCAGCCTGTATACTACGTACTCCAGGGCGTCACAAATATGGTCGGGTGCATTCTCGCCCTTTCCCTTCTCTGGCACGCCCAGGTCGTTGAATTGCCTTGTCTTCAGAGCTTCTATCAGGGCCGCACAGCCCTTACGGCATATCTTGAGCTTCCCTGTCTTGAACAGCTTGTTAACAAAGAATATGCGGTCCACAATGCTCGGGTTGCTCACGCCGATCCGCAGGTTAATGCCAGCCGCTGTCACCTCGCTCCTGTACCCCTTTATGATCTCCTTACCGCTTGCGTCAGGAAACCAGAATATCTCGTTGGGCGGGTATGCCTGCCTCATCACCTGCGGCGCATTCCCGATCTCCTGGAAGCTCCAGCAGCGGTGCCCATACAGAACGTCGTCCTTCTTAAGAACGGCCACGCCCTTGGAGAAGCCCGCATTTAGGTCCTGCCCTATATTGATATAGTCACTCGGCTCGGAGTCGAAGTCGTCCACCACGCAGGTGGCCTCGTCAAAGTCTGGATATACCCTGCCTGCCCGCAGGTTCACGAAGCGGCCCTCCAGGTACGCCAGGCGCTCGTTCTCGTCGTAGATCGCATAGAGAGATTTGACGTAGCTCGGGGCCAGGGTGGTGTTGTTCCTGGTAAGTCCCCGCACCATGACGTATTTCTCCCCTGCGGCCTTCAGGTCCTGGACGAGCTGATAAAGCCCTCGGTAGCCCTGCACGGTGGTGAAGTACATGATGTACGGAATGCGCCCGTCAGGAAGCATGAGCCTGGTCCGCTCCCTTATGGCCTTGTTGGCGTCAATCACCTTGGCCTGGGGAAGCTCGTCGATCTCGTCGCACAGGAATATATGCAGGTTGTATGCATAAATATCCCCTGGCTGCTCGGTTGCGATCAGGAAAAACTGCACCGTGCCGATTGAGAGGATGTTGTCCTTCTTGTTGAAGTCGAAGCTGCTGTGGCTCCGCTTCAGGATCACCCGCAGGTCCTTTATTATTGATTTGATCGCCTTTGTTATCGTGGTGCTTCCGATACCCACGGACACGTCCTGCCCCTGATACCTGGTCGCAATATCCAGGATGCAGAGCACGATTGAAAAGGATTTACCGCACCCGTAGCCCCCTGCCAGGAAGAACCAGTCGTATTCGGGGAACAGGTGCGGAGCCTGGACTATCTGCTCCTGATGGACAAAAGGACGGATTATGCTGTCACTCGGAAGCGCCTTCTGCCTTGGTGCCATCGTTCACTTCTATGTCTGGGCTGGCTTCCATGCCTTCCCGTGTCGCCTGGCCGTCAAATTCTATCTTGAGCGGGCTGTCGGTCAGCATTGATCCGAAGTCGTCGGAGTAGCCACGCTCCTTACCCTTCTTGGTCAGGTACCACTTGGCCGTGGATATATCGCCGTTTGAAATGCTCTTGGCCACGACGCTTTCCGCCACGTCCAGCATTCCCTCGGCCTCTTCCTGGAAAGCCGTCCTGGTTTCCTCACGTTTATTTATGAGGTTCTTAGTGGCTGTCCAGCTTTTCATTCCCAGCTTCTTCATCACCACCAGCACGATCCCGCCAGAGCCCCTTATGGCGTCCAGCACCATTTCCTTCGGCAGTCTTTGGAACTTTCCCATTTTTTTACCCATTTTCTATTTTTTACAAATAAGGTTTAAAAAGTCTGTAATATATACAGTTTTTACTTCTTCAATTTCAGTACTCATTCCAGGGCCCCTTCTCCTGGCTCCACCCCGTTCTCCTTGCACCAGGTTGTCCAGCGCCGCCTGATCACGTCGCAGTAGTGCGGGTCAAGCTCCATCAGCCTTGCAATCCGCTTTGTCTTCTGGCAGGCAATCATTGTGGTTCCTGATCCGCCGAACAGGTCAAGCACCAGGTCGTCGGCCTTGGAGCTGTTCTTTATCAGGTATTCAAAGAGCTTCACGGGCTTCATTGTCGGGTGCTCTGCACTCTTGGTTGGCCTTTCACAGTCAATCACGGTGCTCTGCTTCCTGTCGTTGTACCAGCTGTGGCTCTCACCGTCCAGCCAGCCGTACAGGCAGTTGTGTGTTATGATGCCGTCAGATATATAATGTCCGTAGGGCTCCACGGCCAAAGAGTAAACCTTGCACGCCTGGCGCTCGAATTCCACGTCTTCTATCTCCTGCCACTTGAAACTTGGGTATACGCCACGCTCCTCGGGTATCGGAAGCTGCATGATTCCAGGTACGAGGTTGCACGCATTTATCTTTGCGGTCACCCTTGTGCTGAACCTCTCGCCCGAATTCTCCCTGCTTACCAGCGGATACTTTATGTTCCTGCCGAAGTCAGCCAGGAGCCTCTCCGCATTCTTCTGCATGGCCTCGAGGTCCAGGGCTGAATATATCTCTCCCACCTGGCTGTCTGTCCGCCACATTTTCCTTTGGATCGCCGTGGTTTCCCATACGGTATAAGGTATGCCGTACTTGCAGGTCAGGATTTGCTCCATGACCTGGGCCGAGGCTTTGTCATCGTGTACCGTGATCACCCACGCCTCCTCGCCACGCTCCTGGTGAATTCTGGTCTTAAGTCCAAACTGCCGTGCGTCATACGCCCTGGCCATTCCCACTCTCCACCAGTTCCCCCTTCTCATCAGATAGGTGCAGTACTTTTTTGTACTCTTCGGGTTGAACCTTACCGAGAACTTATGGTTGTCGGTAGCCCTGGTGGCCCTGCCATCGCATTTGATTGTGTACATAAGGCCGTCATAGTCCCTTGATGCAGTCTTGATTGCGTAGCCGCCGTTCTTATATCCCTTGACCTGGCCCGACAGGCTGTCAAAGGAAATCACCCTGTCCTTATCTGTCAGGGCCTCAATCGGCTTATATCCCTCGGTGGTCAGCACCTGTGTCCCCGCAGGCTGGCACGGCTCGTGTTTCCATTGGTAGTCCTGCCTTCCAAGGGTCAGCGCATTCTTGTTCCAGATCAGGGTCTGCCGAAGGGTGAGCCCAGCGGCCTTGAGAGCGCTCCTGAAGTTCAGTCCCTCGTTGTCGGCGTGCCATACGTAGAAGCTCCCGCCCTCCTTGGTGAACTTCTTGATGTTGGTGTACATCGCCACCAGGAAGTTATAGAACTCGGAGTCCTCCATGTGGTCGTTCTGGATGAATGCTCCGTCGGTCCTTCTGTGGCGTTTCTCCATGCTCATGATCGAGCCGCCCTGGCCGAGGTTCACGTTGTACGGCGGGTCGGTGACCACCAGGTCAGCCTTGGCCCCGTCCATAAGGATCGCCACGTCCTCCTCCTTGGTGGAGTCGCCGCACATCAGGGTGTGCCGTCCGAGCTGGTAGACGTCGCCCAGCTTGCTTACCGCAGGCTCCTCCAGGTTCGGCTCTGGTGATTCGTCGTCGTCAACGGTCACGGCATCGTTCAGGTTCAGGTCAAGGATTCCTGCGGGCAGAGCGATCTCGAACGGATCAAACTCCAGCCCCTCCATGAATTCCATGACGCTCTCGGCTGTCATGGTTCCGTACTGGCTGTTCAGACGCAGCAGCAGGTTCTTGGCATTCTCCTCGTTGCCGCAGTTGACGTAGACCACAGGCAGGGGTGGTATCACCTCTCCCTGGGCCTTCAGCTTCTTGAGCGCTCCCAGCCTGCCATGGCCGTCCAGCACATGGTTGATGCCGTCATGGCTCCATACAAAGAACGGAAAGCTGAAGCCGTACTTCTGTATGCTCACTATTATCTTGGCGTAGTCGCCGTCAGTCCTGTTCTTGAGTCCGCCCTGGAACTCGGTCAATTGATCCAGCTCCAGGTGGTCCTCTGTTGTGCAGTTGATTGATACCATATTCCCCTCCGTGCTATGGTTCCGCTTTTATCTTTTAGAGAATTCCTTTCTGTCCTTCTGCAGGTTCTCGAAGTACTCGTTCACCCGCCGAACTGTCTCGTTGGCCTCCTCGTCCGACATCTTGTAGTCCCTTTTCAGGTTCTTGGCCGTCAGCCTCTCGCCCCTGCGCTTGGTGATCACGTCCAGGGCCGCATTCTTTATCTTGTCATTCTGTGCCAGGGTGAAGCCCCCTGCTGTTTTCTCGGTGTTGCGCTTCTGCTCGGCTTCTGCCTTCTTCTGCTTGGCATAGGCTACGGTCTCTGGACGCAGGGGTTTTCCTGTTATAGGGTTTACTTCTGCCTTCCCGCCAGCAGGAGCACCCATTTCTCTTTCGTACAGTTTGTCCAGTTCGGATGTGCGCATATTTTTTAGCTGGGTACGATTAAAACCACGGCCACGGAGAGCCTCTACCTTTTTGTCGGATTCTTGGTAAGCCGAACCTCGCCCTTGTTTTGGAGGAGCCCAACTTCCATCCTGCTGTTTTTGCAGCCCTGTTTTCTGTGAGATTTCACCAACATTATATTTTTTGTCCTGGGTCTGCTCCCGCTTGACCTGTGACAGCCTGATCTTGGTGTCCCTGGTCAGCCGTGCAGGTGCAGCTGCGTCCTCAAGCTGATTCACACCATAGCGCTCGTTGTTGTACATTTGTTCCCTGCGCTCTTTAAGCTCGTTAGAAGCCTCTTCCAAATCGTCCTTGTCCCCTTCATAGAAACTACCCTGCTCATCGTCATATCCGAAGTCGTAGCCGTTCCGTCCTCTCTTGATCTTGTCATGCAGCTCGTGGCCGTAGCCGATCGCATGCGCTATTCTCATGACCGCACGCTCCTGGGCCTCGTTGTTGTTGCCGTTCTCCATGTTCTCCTTTATGAGGTGGTCGGCATAATTGTCTATGGCATCGGACGCATTGCGCTTTCCGCTTTCAAAGTAGCTTGATATTCGGTTCAGGGCTATTTCCTCTTCTTTGCCCATCGGGATTGCATGTGTTATGTGTTTTCTGAACTTGAACTGGCTTCTCTCGTCCTGCATTGCTGTATTCGGGCCGTCTGATTCTGTTCCACCGCCCTTCTGCTTCGCAGGCTTAAAACCAGCTCCTTCCATGTATTTTGCCAGTTCTTCAGGGCTCTCTGTGCTTTCATTGCTTACATCACCATCATCGTTGCCTTTTACTTTAAAATCCAGCTTCCCATCCGAATCCCAGCCACCTATCTCTATGGTGTGGCCTCTCTTGTTTACGAATATGGAACCATACTTTATGTCGTCCGCCTTTATTTTTTGCTCCGCAGGCTTTGCACCTTTTGCTTTATTGCCGCCCTGCTGCTCTGCTGGCTTCTCGCTTGCGGCCATGTGCTCGCTTATTCCTTTGATTATTTCATCAGCAGACATTTCCTTGTAGTTAGGGTTTTTCTTGATCCATTCTTCTGCGGCAGTTTTCCATGATTTTCCCACGGCTTCTCCTTGCGCCCTCTGTTCCCTGACAGCCTCATCTTTTTTTGTCTGGGCATCTGCCTTCTTCTGCCGCTCTAATTGAGCGCCGTGGTTCTCGGTTTCAGAAAACTCCCTGGCCTGGCCAGCTGCTTTCACAGGCACCCACTTGCCCTGGGCCACCTTCCGATAGTCGCCGTCTGCTCTATGGCTCACATGCCCGATCTCGAAGTCATCAGTCATGCCATCGCACGCCTGGTCGATTGTCATGTCGCCCTTCATCACCTTGTGTAATTCGTCAAGATTCATGGTATTCTCCTATGCTTATATAGTCACTCGAACTTCACTTTCTTGCCCAGGAGCCGTGCCAGCTTCAGCTCCAGCTTGGCCCCTGTGCTTGTGCTCCAGCCCTTCAGCATGTAGAGCTCGTCCGCCTTCAGCATGTGCCATACCGCCTCGGACAGGTAGTCGGTATAGTCTTTCTCGGGTGACACCTTCACCAGCTCGGTGGGGTCCAGCACATCAAAGCCGCACTCCTCCAGCATCTGGTGGGCCTTGGCAAACTTCGCCTTGTAGTCAGGGTCATCGCTTATCGGCCCGCTTATATAGACCACGCTTATCTGGGCCATGTCGTTTATAATTCTCGGGCCTTTCACTTTTCTGCCTCCAGCTCCTCGCACCATCGGTCTTTGCATTTAGTGCAGTCAATTGCGCCGTATGGTGTCAGCTTCTCCTGCCGATTATCTGCCTCCTCTGTGGAAGAGTAGGCCACATCTGACATGGCCCGCATTATGTTCTCGTAGCCGCCCATGCGCCTGATGTAGCCCATCACAATATCTGTGGCCAGCACCGACAGGCTCTTATTGTATATGTCCGCCCATTCACGCAGTTCTGCTATCTCTTTATCTGTCATAGTCTATCTCCACACATAAATGCTGTTGCACTCGGTATCTCCAATCCACAAAGAAGTCTATTGGGTCATATACTGTCTGTGGGTCTCCCGTACTAAACTTAATGGGGAGATTTTCGTCATAAGTTTTAAGTTTCTCTATAAATTCTTTAATTGTCATTCTGCTCTCCTGTTCCATGCCTCAATCAAATTGGCTTTTGCTATTCGTGCAAGTTGCTCGTCCTCGTAAGAGAACCTATCACTTTCCATGAAAAGTCGGCATCTGCATGCGTTCTTACCTCTACCTCTTGTTATCATGTAGTAATCAAATATAGGCTCCTCATAGTCACCACCTGTCCTGATAATTCTTACATCTCCACCACAAAACGGACATGGTTTCAGCTTCTCGGTCATTTTTCCTCCTTCGGTAGCTCTATGTACTGCCAACGGTCAATATCTCCTGGTCTTAGTATCTTTTCAAACATTTCTCCAGTACACCAACACTTATCAGAACTGTCTATTAAAGCTACATAATAATTATCTGCTATTGTATGTACTAAACATTTAACATCTTTCTCTGGCAATTCACCCTTACTCGGATAGTGCCACTTCGTTGCATCATAAAACCCTTCGTCATAACCCCATGCAACCGCCTTGATTATGTCATCTTGTGTATATACATCGGGAATGTCATCTCCCACCCATTTTCTTGTCTCATTAATCAGGTAAAGGTTTCCCAGTCCTTCAATTTCTTCTTTGCTTTTCATCCATTCTTCCTCCCCATTACATCGCATATCCGCTTCTGTATTCATATCTGTACTCGCTTCTCGGATAATACAGATAGTTACCACTTCTGAATTTGAACACATAACAAGGCATAATATCCAAACCCACCTGCTTCATCTCCACTTCGGGCTTGTATATATCGCCTAATTCATCTGCGACAAGTCCGTTGCTCCGTCTTATAATTAGGGTATGTGTCATTCTTCCACCCCGCAAGGAGAGCCATCAGTAAAGGTATAATCACTTAACAGTTTACTCATTGTCATAAATCCCATATCAGTCCTTACTTCATCTTCACCAAAGTAAGTAATCAGCAACTCTCCTTTACTACAGTTTTTCTGTCTAATCCAAATATGTGGCATTGTCAGTTCTCTTTTCTGCCACTTGCCACCTTTTTCACACCACACCTTGATTAACTCGTCTGTGTCTCGGAATGGTCGGTAGTGCTTCTCGGCTTTGGTCATAACATTTTCATACGCTTTCTTTGCTTCTTCTGTATAAGGCTTGAACTTAACATGACACTCTCCTACTTGCCGTTCTACAATAACTCCATCCTCGTTAATCTGCCCCTTGATTGGTACATCATATTCGTAGGCTTTCTGCTCGGTCTTTGGCTTCCAGTTCTTGCACTTCTCCAGTTCAGGATGCTCTCTTACTTGGAAAGCACAGGTATATATAGCACCGCAGTTAGTGCAGTTCTCCTTCCTCTCCACAAGGTAGGCAAGGGGAAAACTCTCGCCATGTTTTATCTTAAATCTGTTAAAGTAATCCTCGTCTTGTATTACCTCGATTACATCTATCGCACTTTCGGTAAACATCTTCACCTGTTCTTTTAGTCCGTACAGGTTATATGCCACTATCACCTTATCCCCTGCTCTTAATTCATCAGCGTTAAGGGATGTAAAAACACGATCCTTATTGAACGTCATCTTTATCCTCCGTTTCCTTGTAATTGCCGCTCCTGTGCTTTGCCAGCCAGTCACGGCTCTCCTTCTTCAGCTTCGGGTACACACCCAGCGCATTGGCCCTGGCCCTGTGCTTCATGTACTGGAATGCATCCTCGTCCTGCGGGTAGCCGATCTGGTACTTATCCAGGTATTCCCGAAGTGCCTGGTCATCATCCTTGTTCAGGACGCTGTCCCGCTCACGCATCAGCGCCACCCTGATTGTCCCTCTTCTTCTCATTGCTCACACCTCCGATAATGTCTATATTTGCCAGGAGCATGTCGGCCATCTTGGGCAGGAACTCCCGCCTGATCCGAGCCACGGCCTGCTCCCTTGTCATGCCCTCTATCCTGATCAAGGCCCGCTCCTCGTCGAACGGGTCCTTGTCATGCACCTTATAAAGCGCCATCACGTCCTCGCTCTGGCTCTCCTGGCTCTCGTCGGCCAGGGTGCGGTACCACAGCGCATGGACCACACCCTCCTTGATCGCCTTAAGGTATGCCTTCTTCACATACCAGCCGTACTGATACCGCCGCAGCACATAGCACACCGCATCGCTTGTCCTGTCGTCCACAGCCAGCTCATCCAGATAGAAGCCCCGCCGTCTGGCCTGGGCCCTTATCATGCGCCTGGCCACCTTCTGCGCCAGGTTCCACAGCTTTGTCCACGCCTTCGGGTCCTGCTTCTCCAGCCAGTCATGCTGATAGTTCAGCAGCCTCTGGTTGTCGTCCCTGGGGTGCGGGTAGTATGGCAGGCGGCGCTGGGCCAGCTTCTCCACCTTCTCCTGCTCCCGCAGCTCCTCCATGAAGCTGAACTCGAGCTGGCCGTCCATCAGTCTGGGCTCCTGTGTGTGGTGATCACAGGCTTTTTTATGATCACCTCATTGTCCTGCGGAAAAAGCTCATTCAGGAATATCTCGGCCACGCCGTCAATAGCCTTCTGCATGTACGCTGGGTCCTTGTACTTCGCCATGATCGCCTCAAGCTCCTCCTTCGTGTGCTCTGGCCGTTCAGAAAACATCATTCCGCCTCCTGGATGTCAGCCAGGTGTATCGCATACACAGGGGTGTTTATACGCAGGTCTGTGTCCTTGCCGTTGACAATCTCAATCTTCTTGATCACGGCGGTCATGTGCCGCTTTGTATATCCCAGGCGCAGGATGCAGGGCGCTGGCCTCTTGCTGAACAGTTCACCCAGCTTGGCCTTGAGAAGCCTGGTTCCCCAGAACTTCTTCACCTCACGATATTCCACGGTCTTCTGGCCGCTCCTGATCCTCTCGTACCACTCCTTCTTCAGATTGAACGTCAGCATCCTAATTTCTCCCAATAAGCCGCTTCCCATTGCGCCCTTATTTCAGGTGTCGCAATGAAGCCATATTTCCGCCTGTACATCTTCAAAAAGCCGTTGTACTCCCATCGGGGTATTCCCCACACCTCGCACCATTGATTCGGGCTCATCACCTGCAGATCTGCCAGGCGCTGGTTCTCATATTCAGGACGCCTGCGCTCCTTCCTGCGGGGCCTGTGCACCTGAATAAAGTACTTGGCCGAATACCTGCTGATCCGCCAGGCCTTGGAGCAGGATACAGGGTCCCAGTTCACGCTCTTTGCGAACTCGAGCCTTGCCTTTATAACTTCCTGCTTCAGCCTTGCCATGATCACTCCTCAATATCAAAGGTCCAGCCGTTTTTGTCGGCATGGCCCGTCTCTATAAGCCGCTGCACCTTCGACACGCTGTAGCCCGCAATCTTGGCCGCAGCAGGCATTCCCCACACCTCAATCTGCTTCCCGCTCTGCACGTTGACCATGATCACCTTGTGAGTCTGGGCCCCTTCTGGTCTGCCTATGCTCATACCACAACAGGCCTCCATTCCCCTTGCCAGGTGCTCCATATCAGCTCCGCCTTGCATTGATTGCACATGCCGTACATGCCATGCTGATCCACATCTGTGCTGTAACACATCGGGCACTCGGTCAGCTTCTCAATAGGGTGGTACGGCTTCTCTGGCTCTGGCGGTGTCTCTGGCTCGGTCCAGGTCTCCATCAGCGATCTCCAGTCCTTGATCGGATCACCCTTTCTCATCCAGCCTGTTGCCTGATAATATTTATAAAAGCGTACAGGGTTGATGTTCTTAAGCCCGCTCTCCTCGGCAAACTTCTTCACCTCGTCAAGGGTGGGTGCGCCTTCTGCCCCCTGGGGGGTAAGGGGGGCACACACTTCTGTATTTGTTTCTGTTTCTGTATTTGTTTCTGTAAAGGGGTTGTTTTTGGTTGTTTTTTTGGTTGAATTAACTGGTTGTTTTATTTTTAAAACAACAGGTTGTTTTTCTTTTAAACCAACAGGTTGTTTTTTTCTTGCATTCTGATTGCCCGCTGGAGCACCGCCCTGGTCCTTCTTCAGGTCGTCAGCTGTGGACCTCATGAAAGTGAACAGAACCTTCCCCATCTTGGTCAGTCCCCTGGGCTCCCTGTCATAGATCGCATAGTCCAGGTATGCGGCCATGACCCTGTTCCGCTCCTGCTCTGTCAGGGCCTCGGTCATGGCCTTCCATTTGTCTATATATATAGGAACATAAACCTTCTGGCCGCTCATACACCCTCCAAAGCAAATGCCCTGAACTCGCCCTCAAGCTCGTCCCGCATCCTCTCCACCGCAGGGCATGCCCGCAGCTCTGGGTGCTCCTCCTGGGCCTTCCTTCTTGCCCTTCCCACGCTCTCAAAGCTCGGCATATCCTTGTCGTGCAGCATCTCCCAGGCGGTCATATGGTGGGTGTCATATCCCATGTCGGCGCATACTTTTGCATATAAAATTCGGTCAGAATTCCTTGTGATCGGCTCGCCTTCCAGGCACGCCAGCACTATATTTTTCAGTTTCTGCAGCTTCATTTTTGCTCCTTTTTAGGTGTCAGAACGGTATTCCGTCGTCGTTGAAATGGTCTGGCTCGGGGATATTCTGGGCCTTTTTCTGTGTAAAATTGCCCTCGGATTCCGCCTTCTTCTTGTCAGAAAGTATGTCAACGGTGTCTAAAACCAGGCTGATTTTCTCATGATTCACCCCGTCATTCCCCTGCCACTTCTCCTGTTTCAAAGCCCCCTGCACGATCACAGGGGTGCCCTTCAGGAGCAGTCTCGCATTCTTCTCCGCAGCTTTTCCGAACCAGGAGCAGGAGAAGTAATATGTCTGCTCCTTCCATTCGCCTGATGCGTCCTTCCATGCCTTGTTGTAGGCCAGGGAGAAGCCCGCCACGGCCATCTGGCTCGGTGTGTACTTGAGCTCGGCGTCCTTGACCAGGCGCCCTTTCATGATCACGTTGTTGAGGTCTGGCATCAGAATATCGCCACCTGCGGCTTGGCATCGCTGTAAAGCTCTGCGCTGTCGTCCTGGATCGCTTCAGGTGCTGTCTCGGCCAGCTTCCTGCGGGTCTCTGGGCTGGCCCAGGGGTGCTTCATCGGCTCGGCCTGGACCTCCACGCCCTTGTGCAGGGTGCCTGCCTCCAGCTTTGCGATCCGTGCGTCACTCATGGCCTTTATCATCCCTGGGATGTCGTCCCTGTACTGGACCTTGAACTGCGCCAGCTCCTCGGCGGTGAATGCTCCCTTCAGGGCATTCAGCTTCTCTATCTGCTCCTGGGTCGGCTTTATCCTTGCAGGCTCTGCTGCTGGTGCAGACTGAACTTCGGCCACAGGCGCTTCAGGCGGGGTCTGTGACGCTTCCTCAACAGGAGCTGGAGTCACATCCCTGATGGTGGTCATCTCCTCGGGAAGCTCCTCCTTTGTATAAGGCATGCCGCCGAAGTCGTTAGGGAATGCCCGCCTGTGCGCTGTAGCAATGGCCACCTTCTCCAGCATGGTCATAGGCTTTGAAGCCCACATGCTCTTTCCTGTGTCGTACTCCCTCCGCCTGATTGTCACGCTGGTTGGGATTTTCCTGTCCTTCCTGTAGACCTTGCAGGTGCAGGTGCTAACTCCGTTCTCGGTGCTGAACTCTGTGTCGTAGCCGTCATAGTTTGGATTAAGGTCGGCCCGCTTCAGATATATCTCGTAGCCTGTGATAATTGAAAGACTCCGCTTGCCATCCTTGTTGGTGTGCGGCACCGCATAAATCTCCCGTTTAAATGGGTTAAGATTAAATGCCTTGGCAATCTCCACGAACTGCTTTGTCTCCTGCTTGGTGAGCTGGTTGGCCAGCCCGAATGCCTGCAGGTAGTCGCTGATCGTCTGCTCTGATACAGGGGCCACCGCCCTGGTGTCCTCTGCCCTTACTGCAATATCCTTGTCACACATGGCGTCCTGCCTCCTCTATGGAAAGCGTGCGAGCCTTGCGCTCATAATCGTCCGCCAGCAGCTTGAATGCCGCAGCCTTCTTCTCGTTGGCCCAGCACCTCCGTGCCTCGCTCTGGTAGTAGTCCCGCTTTTCCATCAATTGACTATAATTAGTAGAAGTGATACCCTCACTCATGTTGAATGCACCTCCGTGCTTCACGCTTTGGCTGGTTCCTGTTCCCGCAGGGCCAGCCTCTTGTTTTTATGCCCTTCTCCAACGGAGCCAGGCGTCTTGCTGCGCCGCCGAATCGAACGGCGGATGATCACTCGCACCAGCTCGCAGCATGGGATGCTGGGTGCCAGCACCCCGAATCCCTTTTCTTAAAAAAATCTTTAAGGGTTATGGCATGTGCGGGAGTCGGACCCGCATACCGCAGATCGTGAGCGGCCATGCCGCCCCGAGACGAATCAGGGCAGGATCGCCCCCCGCAGTATCGCCGTTCATGCCGTGTATTCATACCGCCTTTCCTCTCATGTTCACCACCACGGGGCCGTTCTCTCCCTCATGGTCCACCAGCCAGTCAATGCCCTCCTGCCAGCACTCTGGCTCACCACGCCAGGGGTACTTCTTAAGGTAGGCGTCAATCTTTCTCTGCCGCTCCGCAATGGCCTCCTCGTGCATGCGCTCCAGCTCCTGGCGGGCCAGCTCGTCGGTTTTCCGCTCCCACTCCCTGTATCTGGCGCAGAGCAGCGGGTACATGCCGTCGTCAATCCTGTAGGTGATCACACAGAATGACCTGAATTCTGCCCAGGTTGGTATTCCATGCCACTTCTCCTGGAGCCGTCTGGTCTGCCAGCTTGCGGCCTCAAGGACCTTCATGTTCTTAAGAACCTGCCACTTCCTGTCGTCCAGGTGTGCGGCGTCCTTGCCGAAGTTATAGCGCCAGCACTTGGTCCACATGACCTCGACACCTATGGCCAGCAGGCCCTCGATGTTGTCAGGGCAGTTCTGCCATTCGCCTGTGTAGTGCTTCAGCATGACCGCACTCCAGCCAGAATTCTGTCGGCCTTGTCCATGAGCTCCGCATCGCTTTCCTTGGTGCGGCTGTTGATCCAGGCGCAAAGGCTCGCCTCGTTGATCTTGGTGTACTTGCCGATCCGCCTGTGAATGAAATTGTGCATGTTGTGATAAATCTGGCTCTTGGAGCACTCGGCCTTTGCCGCAGCCTGCTCAACGGTCAGGGTGCATGGTGTGATACTTGCGCCTCTCATCTTGATAACCTCGCCCATAAAGCTGCGCCCCACATCATTGCAAAGCCCACGGCCATTATTGTGAGCCCTTCTTGCCAGCCCAGGGTGTCGCACTCGATACCGCCGCCTGCTCCTGCGGCCATGAAAAAACCGAATGTTCCAATGATAACTGCTGCCATCTTACGCATGCTTCGCCTCCTCTTCTGCAAGGTACTTGTCCATGCAGAGCGCAATGAAGTGCTCCACCTGCTTGTTCACGCTCCTGTGCTCCTTGGCCGCCAGGGCCTTGAGCCGATCATAAAGCGCATGGTCTATCTCGGGTGTGATTCTCGCTTTTCCGTTCATAAAAAATCCTCCGTGCTCCACTATCGTGGATTGTATCTTTACTTTACTCTACTATCGGAGAGAAGTCAACAAATATTTAACAAAAAATTCTACTTTTTTGTACTTTTTTTTTCTCATTGTGTGGTATTTTAGTAAGCGGGAGGGGTTGGAGGTTTGTATGTCAATATTCTGGAACACGGCCCGTTCCATCATGAAGTCAAAGCACATTAAACAGGTCGATCTCATAGACGCCACAGGCCAGTCCAGGAGCGGGGTGTCCGCATGGATCACCCGTGACCTGATACCCAGGGCAGACCACGCTTTGGCAATTGCTGACCGCCTTGGCGTGTCGGTGCGGTACCTGGTGCTGGGCGTGGACGAGGAGCAGCCGCCGCTTTATATAAAGGAGCTGGTGAAACTGGCCCAGGGCCTTACGGAAGCAGAGGTCATTTATTTCTGTGATCAGATCAGGAACTATCGGGAGCTTGAGGACAGGAAAAGGGGCGGCGCTTCCCACGCATCGGATTCGGCGGCCATCTGATTTTCTCTCTGGTGACTATTATAATGGATACTTCGTTCATCCCTTGAGCCGCTGGGCTCTTGGCCCCCAGGTGCTGGCCTGGGGTTTTTTATTTGCTGGTAACTTGCTGGTAATTTGCAGAAAAAAAAGCCCCTGTTTCCAGGGGCCCGTGCAAGAGATTATGAATAAGTGGGTTCGCTTATATAGTCATTCTTTGCCCTCGTAGTCTCGCAGAGCATCCATAACTTCGTCGTATCGCAGGCACAGACAATATGCTATTTCACGGTATGATAGCCCTGCATCATAAGCCGTGCGTATCTGATGTTTTAGAATTGCCTTCTGTTCCTCTATCGGAATGAGCTTGCACATGTTATCTATTGTCATAATAGATTCAATCACAAATCTACTCACGCTCTTGTCGGCATTCTTGGCCAGCTTGCGGAGCGCTTCTATCTCGCTCCTGGTGCCGCTTATGGTCATGCTGGTGCGCCTCGGCTGGCCGTCTGGTGACGATGGCTTGCGGCCACCTCCGTGGTACCCGTAGCCCTTGTATTTTTTCTCGCTCATTCTGCTTTCCTTACATATCAATGGTCTGTGGATCAGCACCCATGAATGCCAGCTTGGTTGCCGCTTCTTCAATAGGCAGGACCCACTTGTTATCAGCACCGCTTATAATCACTTCATTGTCCAGGTAGTCTACGAAGACAGGCCCCTCCTCGGCTGTGGTGATCCAGAAACTGTGCAGGTCTGGCTTGTATTGATTTCTGCGACATTTGCATAGAACCTTATAAATTCTGGCTGTTAATATATCCTCTGGCTTCAGCACAGGCTGCGGCTCTGATATGCCTTTCTTATAAAGCTCGGTGTATTCCTTGTCGGTCATTCCTCGTCCTCCTTGTCCTGCTCTATCACAGTCTGCCCGCAGGAGCAACATACTGGATGCTCGGTAGATATTGCCTGCACCATTCCGCAGAATGGGCATTCTACCATTATTATTCCGCTCATGTCCCCACCTCCTGCTCTTTCATATTATCCTCGGCAGCAAAAACCTCGTCAAGCTGGGCCTGCACCTTCCAGAACCGCTCGTCGTACATGGCGGCGTCGGCAGTATTGCCAGCTTTCTCCGCCTCCTCTACCTTTCTAAAATATTCCAGGTGCTTTTCCAGCAGGTACATCTTTGCAAAGTGCAGCAGGTCCTGATCGCTGATTGTCTTGAAGCTCATCATGCCCTTGCCCTCCTGGCTTCCGCCACGATCTCGTCCCGCAGGGCTTTCCTATACACCACCAGCTCCTTGGCCCTGGCGTACCGCTTGCCTTCCAGGTAGCCGCAGAAGAATGCGTCAATAAAAAGGCTCTCCACCTCGTCCACCTGCTTCTGGAGCTGGTCCTGATCCTGCCAGCTCCCGTTCTCCCGTGCCTCGTCAAGCTGATTGAGGAGCTTGCACCGCAGGCTGTCCAGGTTGAATTCCATCTCCCGTGATACAGGGTAGTATTTCTTACCGTCAATAATCCTAATCATGCCCGCCTCCTTATCTGATACCCCAGGCGCTGGGTATTTCTTTTGAATATTCCTGCTGGAGCATCTGCTGGATCTCGCCCTGCTTCTGGTTTTCTTTTTTCCAATAAGCCATGGCCCATTCTGCTTCCTGGGATTTCTCGCCAAACCGTTCTGCTAATTCAGAATGGTGCTTTCCGTACTCGGCTACGATCTCTCTCTGCCGTTCACATGCCAGCTTCAGGATTTCCACCTGGCTGATTGTTGCTTTTTTCTCGCTCATGCCCGTGCCTCCTGTGTGGCCAGAGTCTTAATAAGAACGGCCCTTTTTGCGATCCAGGGGTTTTTGTCATTTGCATAAACCGCATTAGCTTTCTGCATGGCTTCTCTTGCAGTTTCTGCATCAAATTTCCCCATTTCGTACTCCCAGCTTCTGCCGTATTTGTACTTCCCGTAAACCTTGTATCTGTTCATTTCTTACCTCCGTGCAGGGGTTCCCGCCCCTTTGTGATTATAAATTATCACATCTGTTTTGTTTTGTCAATAGTAAAACAAAACAGATTAAATTTTTTCAATTTTTTTTAGGGGAAATTTTCCCCTGTTTTCCGCAGATTTCCCCTAAAAAAAGTCAGCGATCAGTCAGCGATTATTCAGCGTTTACTTTTTGCAATATGGTATGAGCAGTAACAGAATGGCTCCGTGCAGTCAGCGCACGGGATTATCGGCACTTTATCAATCGGGTACATTTTAGGCTTCTCAATCTTTTTTACAGAGTCGCACCTTTTGCCAAGGTTAGGGCATATATATACATGGGTTACACCAGACCTTTTTTTCCAGAGCAGCTCCACCCTGTTCCTGAATTCTTTATTGTATCTCCAGTATGCCCTATTATAATAAATATCAGCCTCGCCGTGGTTCTCCTCGGTGAATGCATAGTCTGGCAGTTCCTGTGTATAGCCTTCTCGGAATGCCCTGTTGATATTTTTAAACCGTGTGTCGTTCATTAGGAGCAGGCGCAGTTTTATCTGCACATAAATTATATGTGGCCCTGTATCAAATGGTTTATTCATTCCCCGTCGCACCAGATCGTCCAAGACATCCGCAATCGGCTTGTCTTTCCTTGCAGGCCTTGCTGGCTTTGGTTTCCTGCGGGGCCAAAATATTAATAGAAGAATAACTGCGATTATTATGAGCCACATTGCGTGCCTCCGAAGTCGGGGAGCTTGGCCACGGCACTCCGCTTCACGGTTATCGGCACCTGCGAATAGGTGGCCGTGTGCCTTATGCTGGTGTGGCCCAGGAGCTTGCTGATCACATACTGGTCCACGCCAGCTTCCACGGCCAGGGTGGCAAAAGTGCGCCGTGCGGTGTGCCATCCGATTTTTTTGTCCACGCCTGCGTCAGCGGCCCAGCGGTCAAAGTAGGTTATACAGTTAGTCTTGGTCTTTCCCACCTTCGGGAACACCAGCTTATCCTCGTTGGCCTCAAGCTGCGCCATTGCCATCGGGTGCAGGGGCACCTCCACGATCTGGGCGGTCTTGTGCATGACCAGCCTGATCTTCCCACCGTCTATATTTTTCCACTCCAATGTGCGAATGTCGCTGATCCGCAGACCTGTCCAGCATGCGAACAGGAATGCCCGCCTGGCCTCCTCACCGAGCTCCCCTCCCACAGGTGTGGCCACGAGCTTCTCCAGGTCCTCCCTGGTCAGGATGTCGGGCATCTTTGTAACCACCGTCACGCCAGGAACCGCATGGCCTGGGTTGTGTGATATTCGCCGCTCCTTCACGGCCTGGTTCAGCACCAGGCGCACCGCATCGTCATAATGACGGACCGTGGCGCTGGAGAGCCCCTCCTTCTGCAGGAAGCGCTGCCAGGCAATGAGCCACGCCTCGTCAATCTGGTTCAGCCTTATCTCCATGCCGCCTGGGAACTTCGCCAGGTACTTGAGCGCCTTGGAATAATGGTTCTTTGCCTTCTTGGTGCTTGCGATTCCTTCCATATAGGTATATAATGGTGCCCTGGCCCCAGAGCGGTCAATTATCTTGTACTCGCCAGCCAGGAGCTGCATCTCCTTCTTGGCACGGCAGATCTCGGCCATGCGGTCCTTCTCCTTGTCAAGCGCCGCATTTCCCGTCCTGGTCATGTGCAGGTTCTCGCACCGCCTGGCCCCGTTCTGGTAAATATCCAGATAATAATGGTTCTTGATTATCCTGACGTGCACCCCCATGACCCTCTCCCGACATTAGCAGATTTGCTGCTTTTCTCGCAAATAGCTCACATATATCTCGCAAAATAGTACAAAAATATGATAATATGTGCAGTTATGAATTGTCAAGGGGAATAATGTGGCGCTCTCGGAAGCACCGATTTCAAAGGGTTTATAATAAAAAAGGCCACCGTGGTGGTGGCCATTAGCAGGGGTAGGACTCGCCTATAGCTTTACTGCTTAAATTGTTCTATTATATGTACTTGCCTACAGCCCTCTCGCAAATGCCTCGCAAACCGTGTGCAGTCATTTGCGGTAGCGGATGAAAAGCGCCACGGCGTCGATTGTAGCCAGGATCAGCACAGCGATCTGCGCCTTGTCCCCGTGCTTCACGGCATTGGTCCACAGCGCCAGGTAGCATGCTGCGGCCATGATCCACATAAAAATGGTCATTGCGGGGTTCTTCAATACTTCAATCAGCTTCTTCATTTTATATCCTCCTTATATGGGTACTGTTCTTTGACAGCCTGGATCGCAGCCTGCCACTCTTCCATGGTTGCCTCGCCTCGGAGCACCATCAGACCGATCTTGTCGGTGGTAGCCTTATAGGTGCCCTCCCGCATAAGGCGCTGGTGCTCATTGTACTCTGCCAGGGTGATCTTGCCAGCTTCCAGGAGCTCATCATATGTCTTCTCCACCAGCTCGCCGTCTTTTATTTTGAAGCCTTCTGGCAATTCTGCCAGGCCTGCCTCTATGCGCTCCGCCTGGGTCATTTTCCTTATCTGGCCGTCTTTCTCAATGAAGCCCTCATCTGGCCTGGTATCCCAGCCGTGGCCATTCCAGTATGCACCCTCGTTCTCCCTTGTTGCTGGCGGCGCTTTGAACACCACGTTTGCTGCGCAGGGGTAGGCACCTGTCTTTTTCTCCACATACACCCTTTCTGGTACTATATATCTTTTACTTTCTGGGTCGAACGAATAACCGATTTTATAGTTCATATTCCCTCCTTTATTCGTATCTCACGATATACATAGCACCGAAAGACAATGGTGATACATGAGCCGAGTCGGTATAAATTGTGCTATGACTGTGTGCGTTCATAGTTAGAATATCAAATTTTTTATTGCTATTTCCAGGGGCAACAATTGTCGAAGCTTCACCTGCCATTGCTGAAACAGTAAGACCCCCTCCAGATCCAGTAAGGTAATATAGTATATGTGAAGAACTGTCTGTACCCGAGTTCCTTATTGAAACAGAACCTTTGATATTCGGCAGTCTTTCTGTCATAACCGCACCGACAGTTGTTATCGCATCATGCCCATAGCTCTTTCCGCTACTGCCTACAACCTTCGGCATCATTCCCCGAAGGTCGGGTACATAGAAACCTGTCGCATCATAATCAGCGCACAGGGCACTTCCGCCCGTTGTCTTGAAGTGATCCAGGATGTCCTTGAACTTCGCATTGTTCAGCTTCGGGTAGTTTGCCCACAGGTACTTTGTAGCAGCTCCGTTTCCGAAGTCCAGGGCCCAATCAGGCTTGGTGCCCATCCATAATGTAGGCACGCCCACCGCAGGCTTCTGCTGTTCAACAAGCACAGCCTGATTTATTAAATATGCTATGGCCGTAATAAGCTGATCAGTTTCCTCTGCGTCGGGAGTCTGCGCACCAGCCTCCAGCACATTATTTATCTCCTGCTCCATTGAAAGAGCGCCAGCATTCAGCTTTGTGACCGCACCGCTGGCTCTGTTAAGAAGCCAGTTCAGCCATTCTGCAGGCAGCACGTCGCCTGGATCAAATCCTGCTGCATACTTCGGGTCGTCTGGCTGCACCTTGGTCGCATTGTCACCGAATACGGGGTACGGCACCATCTCTTGTGTAGGTATCATTGTTTTCTCCTTATCCTGCTGTTATCAGCACCTGCGGCGCTGTTGCAATCCTATAAAAAAGCTGGGAAAGCACCCACACACGGCTGAAGCCTATGGCCTCGGTGTAGTGAATTGAAATGTCCCCATCAGCAGTCCAGCTTATCGTATAGTCGCTGTTCACCAGCGCCGCAATCTTGTCTATGTTCTCCAGGGTTATTCCGTTGGCCTTTATCCTGGCCATTATACGGAGCGCCCGCCTGTAGATTGATATATTCATGTATACGGTGTTGAAGTCGTCCACGCTTGCCAGCTCACCGCCCAGCATGGTCTCAACAGACGCCAGGCCCTTGTCATAGTCCTGGCTCAAAGGCAGCGTTCCCAATACAAACACGTTCTCGTCGTTGAAACCTGCTGGCATCAGCGGCCTCGGGTAGCCTATGATCTTACCTATGCTCTCAAGGTCTGCCTCCTGCGCTGTTGACAGGGACATGCCGTAAAGGTACGCATTTATCTGGTCGGCAGGATCAAGCTCCTCACCCAGGGCCTGCATGAATGAATTGATCACGGGCCCATTCATCTGCCTCGGCAGTCTCGGGTCAAGCGCTATGCTCATACAAGCTCCTCAACAGTTATGTTGGCGTCCTGAATTCTCGGCACCTCGTTGCACCCGATAACCAGCAGATCGTCCCAATTTATGCCGTTGTCACTCACTTTGACGTAGGCCACCTTGGTGTAGTCAATATCTACAAACGGCTTGTTCAGAACCGTAGAAGTCAGCGCCCCACCGATCTCCCACTCTGCGGAGCTTGCGATCAGGTCCTGCTTCAGCGCTGTCTGCACCTCGCTTCCTGAAGCTGCGCCAGACTCCAGATATATCTTTATATATATCTCTGTCTCGGTTGCGGTGTCGTAATAAACAGGAATGATCTGCCCGCTTGCGGTCACGTAGTCCTCGCTGTAGGCTGTGGTTGTAGCTCCAGGTGCATTCTGTGTCGGCGCATTCATATAACGTGCATACAGCGCCGCTATGCCAGCGCTCTCTGGGCTGTCCCCGTACACCACGATATAAGCAGTCCTCGGCTGCAGCACCACGCTTCCTGGCAGGGTGATTGTCGCATCCAGGTTATAATTGAAGTACACCCTTGCATATGCAATGCCGTGGGAAGCCTCAAGCGCATATTTAAGTCCTGTGGTCCCCGCATTGATAGAGTCGCCTCTCTCCAGCCGCCTCCGCAGCTCGTCTGTGGTCTCGGCGCTGGTTCCTGGAATCGAACTCTCGTTGTTGATCACATTGTCAAGGTTGGCAATGGTGGTCTCGAAATGGTCCACCTCGCCTGTCAGGACCACCACGGGGCCGACGGTGTCGCATACAGTATAAACCTGGGCGCTCTCGCCAGCAGGGATTGTCACCTCCGCCTGGGTCACAAAGTAATAATCTCCGAACGGAGCCTTGGTCCCAGCAGGGATCGTGCACGCATTGCTGGTGCTGGCGGTGCAGGTCAGAACCAGGGTCGAGTAGCTTCCTGTGTTCCTGTCGATTCCCGCTATAGGAAGCAGGTTCTCTATCTGCTGGTCATCACAGAGCTCCACCACCATGCTCTCCAGTCCCTTCTGCAGGTCCGTATCCATCTCGGCCATCTTCTGGCCAATGGCCAGGGCCATTAAATAAAAGGCATTTGCAAAATTTGCGGAGAGCTGTATAAGCTCGTTGTTGTCGTCACGTATATTCTCGGCCTGGAGAATTGCATTGACCTTCTCCATCAGCTCGTTGGTATGTGTCTGGGCGCCCTTGGGCTGCCATGTGGTTCCGTCAGATAATATCATTTACTTTCCCTACCTTCATAGTCAGTTTATCTCCCTCGAGATCATACTCGGGCTGGAATCCGTCAGCCCCAGCCTTCTGCAGGGAATCCCGCACGGCCACATCGAGGTCACCGAATGTCAGCGCCTTGTTGAGATAATCTGTCCACGGCACCCCCGCCTCTGGCAGATTAGGTATGGTGCCCTGCTCCAGGAAGCCTGCCAGCACCGCACGCTGCAGGTCCTCCTCCCTGCCTGTTATAATCGGAACATTGCCGTTCTCCACCTTCACATCCCATATCGGGTGGGTGTTCGGCTGCTTATATTCCGCCGCCATATGCATGTCCATGTCATGTACCTGCCTTTGTAGTTACTTTCCCAGCCTTCGCCGCAGTTATCACCAGGCTCATAGGTGAGGTCGGTGTCCCGCTCCCCCCGCTTGAATGAGTATGGGAATTCAAAGCCCCTATAAACGTGTTGATTGCGGCCTGAAGCTCCTCAAATGTCACCAGGTGGCTGGTGTTCCCGTTCAGCTCTATCTTTTTCTTGGTGTCTATCTTCAGGGTGCCCTTGTCCACCTTGAACGTCACCCTGGCGTCCTTGTTGAATATTGAGAGCGGGAGCGCCTTCATGGTGTCCCGTGAATAATGTATAAATGTTGCCTGCTCTGTGCTCTGGGTCACCTTCGCCACCTGCGGGATGTAATCCTTCAGGCCAAGAAGCAGCACCTGATCACCAGCCTCAATGTCCCATTGGATCGAGAAGCCTGCGCCGCAAAGGGTGAGCACCTCCAGGTTTGTCGTCCTGGTCTCGGGCAGCTTCACGCCCTCTATCGTCTGCTGGCGCTTTGCATGCGTCACATTCACCGTGCCGTCCGCATTCACCTTTGATACAAAGCCGTAGTCAATTATATAGAAATTGCCCAGGAGCCCCACTATCATGTCCCGCTCGGAAAGCCCTGTGAATTCGATCATGCTGTCTCTCATGTCATACTCCTGTCACAATCATCTTGTTCTGGCTTCCCACCGTGGAGAAGTCGAACTGCACCGAGAGCACCGAATACATGCTCCGCAGCGCCTCCTGCCTGGCCGATATTGTCGCCGTTGCTTCCTTGGTACCAATATTTGTGTTCAATATATAAATGATGTCGCCTGGCTTGAGCCCTGGCTCCCATGGAGCAGTCACGATCACTCGCCCTGCGGTGTAATTCGGCGGGGAAAGCAGGTACTTCAAAGGCACGATCTTGCCGCCTGCACCCTCGGTCTCGGAGCCGAATCCGCTCATGGTCCGCTGCTTCGGATTGAATGCGATTATCTGGTCGTTTCCTATCGTGAAATATATTCCAGGAAACATGCTCTTCAGGTGGCCAAGCAGGTCTTTTACTCCTCCGTTCCAGGACAGCTTTGACGGGCTGGTCAGGGCCCCCGTTGACGCATCTACCTGCGGCGCCTTCCACCTCACCTTGACAGGGTTTGTGCTATCTGGTATATTTGCGCTCTGCATTGCGGAAGTCATGCTCTCCAGTATTGCCTTAAGGGTCGAGCCCTCTGGCATCTCGAGGTTGTCGACAGTCGCATTAAGTATATGCTCTGCTGATCCCATCCAGCACTTGATCACCGTGACCCTGTCGGGCCCAGGCTGCTCTGTGTATATGATCGCAATAGAGCCCTCCACCATGAGCTCGGGCTTGTCGAAATATCCTGCGCTTATCTTTATTGAATTAAAAAGGGTCAGGTCCACGTCGGTGTAAAGGTTCCTGATCCGCACCTCGAAGTCCTTGGCGTACTCGGAAGCATAGAGAATGCCGTGCACCTCAATGTCAGGCTTGCGCCCGAACCTCGGTGTCATTATCTGAAAAGTTCCCTTCTTGCCGAATAGTGTTATATTGCAGAAACGGTTGTAATTCAGAGCCATTTTACGATATACAGCTCCGTCTCAAAAAGCGAGTCAAAGTCTATCTCGGCCCTGTCGGTGCGCAGGTCAAATCCGTAGTCCAGGAAGCCCACGCCAGAGAGCGCATTCGGGTAGATTCCGATCTGGCGCACCTCGCCTGACGGCGTAGTCACCCAGCATCTCCAGCGCCCCTCTATCCACTTAAACTCAAAGACAAAGGTCCCGTCGGTGTCCACGCATTCAAAGTAGAAGTTCTCAAGTATCTGTGCGTCTGGCCATACCACTCGGCTGGCGGATTTTACCTCTCTCATATCTTTATAGTCAGTCTGCCTGCGGTGTACTTGCCGCAGCAGCTGTTCCGTAACCAGCCGCAGGCGCAATGATACTGTATGCCGCCGCCTGGCTTGAAGCGGTGCTTCCTATCTTGGTGGCCTCGCCGCCTGCGGTTCCTGCTGCAATCGTGGAAGCCTCGGCCACGATGTCGCCGCCGATACTGTCAAGAATATTTATCTCCTTAAGCACCATTGCGAACGGTGCCTTGTTCTTGCAGTCTGCCCTGGTGTCCAGGTCCAGGCTCTGAATGACCACGTTCGGATAGATCTTGTTGTCGCCGTCCTTGAACTGCAGGATTGCTCCCCGCTTGTATGCGTCCCTGATCAGGTTCACATTCATGCGCACTATCGGCGTGAAAATGTTTGTGGGCTCCATCAGCATGTTGCCAGGAATATATCCGTCCAGGTGCCAGGTATACGGCCCTGGGGCCACGTTGTCGGCCACATAGGCTTTGCTTGCATATGCAGGCAGGGAGCTTATGAGCACGTTCTCGGCCACTCTTGCCTCGCCGTGCTGGCGCAGGTTCTCGGTCTCAAGCGCTATTGTCCATGGCGGAATCAGGCATGTCAGCCTTGGAAGTGATAAAAGAGAGAGCGCCAGGCTTGCCGCCGACGCAGAGCCGCTTATAATTGCC